TGCTTCGTCTTGGAAAATCTTAGAACCTTTCATTTCTCTCTGTTTATCGTTATTTACGATAACTATAAGTATATCACCTGCTTCTTTTGCTCGTTTAAATAAATCTAAATGTCCTTTATGTAGGGGGTTAAAATACCCGCTAACTATTACTGCTTTTTTCATAACTTTCTGCTATTAGTTTCTTAAATTTTGTTGTTGACCAGCCGTGACTTCTATTTAAGTAGTGGATAGGTATTTTTAGGTCATCACCTGTAAAGGGTTTATCTATATAGTCATCACCTAAGAATCTTACATTAAATTCCCCTATTTTAAGTAGGTCGTATAAAGTTTCTTCATAAGTGTAACTAAATACATCACTGACTTGACGTAGAGACATTAACATTTCTCTTCTATCCTCTAAACTTAAAATAGGTTGAAGTTTATGGGGTCTTTCTATTGCTGGGTTTGTATGCAGAAGCACTATGAGGCAATCGCAGTTTTCTTTTGCTTCTTTAAACATCGCAATATACCCTGGATGTATTACGTCAAAATTTCCTGCTATAACTCCTTTTACCATACTATTCTTCATCTTTCCAGATTACCTGCAATATTACTACTAGGGTTATTAAACCTAAAATAACTGCAGTCTTTAAATTAACACCTTGATCCATATGCCAGTATGTAAGTAAAGTAAACGAAAGTATACCTGTTACAAACCCAATAATTCTTGCTGACCATACTAAACCGTTAGAAGCTTCTACAATATAGGTAGTTCCGTAAATATAAGCTAACCCTATAGGTAACCCTACAATAGCTGACATTAAAATAGGATGTTTTTTAATCCACGGTGAAATAAACTGACCATTAGTTTGATACCATGCTAAAGTTTGTCCTGCAAAAAATAATATTGCTCCTAATAATATCTTATCTATTTTCATTTCCTATAACCGTTGTTAACCCTCTGAAGTTCTCTAACCAAGTTTCAGTATTTTTTGTTATACCCTCTATACCGTCAGTTTCTAACATATGTAAAAATGCTCCGGCTTGTAGAATAGGTACCTTACTCCTCATTGTATCTAATATATGAACTTTTTCTTTCTCATCCAACACAGTTGTATGAAGATTCATTAATTGAAAGTTAGTTTCTACCTTATCCCATTCTGTGATAATTTTAGGGAATATTTTCTTTTCGTCCATTCTTTCTTCGCAAACCTTATAAACATAGTCTAAAGTTGTACCTGGTTGATCTACTAACTTAGGAAATTCTTTTAAAATAGTTTTAATCCCTAATCCTTTTACTCCAGCAAGGTTATCTGAGTTATCTCCTAATAATGCTTTTACTGCATTATAGTTTTCAGGTATAACTTGAAGTTCTGCTGCTATGTTATCTGCTGTAAAGGTTTTCTTCTTTACTGGTGCGTACACTTCTACTGTTTTATCTACTAACTGTAAGAAATCTTTATCTGAAGATATTATTGTGCATTTTTTAACTTTAGAAGTTTGAGCTTGTTTTGCTATGTACGCAATTATATCATCTGCTTCTAATTTATCCAGTACCATTTGGTGAACAGGTAAACAGTCTAGATAATCTTGAGTTCTCATCAACTGCCCTATTAGTGCTTTTGTCTCTTCTTCTTTTGTATCGTAGAGCCCCCAGTGTGTTATTCTTGAATTAGCTCTTTGTGCTTTGTAGTTTGAATCTATATTCTGCCGGTTTGCTGATCCTCCCTTTCCGTCCCATACCACAATTACCCTAGTTGGGTCAAATATACGTGTAGTGTATGCTAAAGATCGCATAAAACCTACCAGGCCTCCTACATGGGCGCCTGATGGGTTCATAGCTTTGAGAAGTGAAAAACTACGAATTAACATATTCATAGCATCTACAATCAAAATATGATCGTTCAATTCTCGGGGTGGGGTTTCTTTTAAGTTACTTAGTATGTCGTTGTATTGCATCTAGATTCTATTTTTTTTTGTTGGTGGTGCTTTAAATATTGAGTTGATTGCTTCTTGAGTATTGTTACTACCGCAGTAATTTACGCATTGCATTAATTTTCCTTCCTCTACTGTCTTCCCCCATTCTCTATCGTATAACTTTTGAACTGTTTTGTCTTTTACAATAGTTTCAAAGTCAGTATAATTTAAATTTAACTTATTACCTAGTTTCAACATCTTTTCTACGTACTGCCTTAGTGCTTCATTTTGTTGATGTCCTAGATTATGTAGTTTTTTTGCTGCATCATACCCTGTTGCTACAAAGCAGCACTTATGTACTTGTCCTGATGCTTCTACGTAGTACTCTTGAGACTGACATAAAGGTACTATTTTTGACTCATTAGCTAGTTCTACTTGTTCTTTTATTAACTCTTTGCTACTAAAGTAAACTTGCTCAAGTGGTGGACCTTTTGTTTTATTTACGGACTCAATAAGGGTAGTATTATGTTTTTTAAGTGTATGGTCGTATACTATTTTTGCTGAATCTTTAATATACGGAGGTTTATAGGCTTTTAAAGTAGTTGGTTTAATCCAATATTCTACTTCCCCGGCACTATTAAGGGCTGCTATTGCAGTAGGGCTTACCCCGTCATCTACATTCAAAGGACGTTTAAAGGCTATAGATGTAAATCCAAAATCTCTAGCTAGGTCCGTTGCTTCTTCAAGTTGGTGTTGGTTATGTTCAAATACCAAGTACTCCCATATAAAGTGAAAACCTGTCTTCCCGTCATTATGGCATGCATATTTTCCTAATACCTCTATATTCTTCTCTAGTTTGTCCCACTTAACATTTCTCCTGTATATATGATTAGTGTCTGAAATACCATCAATACTGAATATAATTTTCCAGTTCTTTCGTCCTTGAGCTAGTTTACCTATTTTATCCCAGTATTTAGCTGCTTTCATGCCTCCGTTAGTATGCATTTGTACTTCTAGCTCATTAAATTGGCTGCAGTACTTGAGTATCTCGTATAGATCCGGGTTTGTTCCGGGATCTCCATGATTACCGCAGAAGTTAATAATCTTAGTTCTACCTAGAATTGAAGGTGGGAAAAACTTTTTAAAATTCTTAAATGAAATATAACCAGGCTCTAATCCCGGAGCTATAACCGGTGAGCTAAATAAAAACCTTGGACAACACGGACATGCTGCGTTACATAGGGTTGATATTTCAGCATGTATGTATTGTATTACCCTTTTCATCTTAATGCCCAATAGAGCTCATTATATTTGTATACGCAACATACCTATCTTGGTCGCTATTGTTATGTCCTTTATGTAGTGTTGAAGATGTATTAATATGTAACACCCCAGTACCTTTTTTAACTGGTGCCTCATATACCGGTACCCACGTATCATCATTACCTAGCCCTCTTTTATTATAATACTTAGTACCTGATCCTTCTGCATTGTCGGCTATATTTACGATTACTGTTCCCATAATAAAGAGGTTATCAACATGTGCGCCATGAGAAGTATTTGGTAATATTTTCCATATATCCATAGAACCACCGTGTGAATGTTTAGCAAGTACTTCTTGGAATTGAGATGTTGGCCATGAATTCCAAAAATCATAGTCTTTTTGTGCTAATAAAAAGTTATATACAGGGTCCATTATACTTTTAAAATTCATTTTAAGCATTTCTTCACCAGTATATAGGTACTTTCCGGGATTGAGTGTTATGGGTAGGTTATAAACTACATCGGCTGATGTCCAGTTAGTGTCTGTACCTGTAGCTCTATCAACTATTTCAGGGATAGTTATACCGGTAATTTCCCATACCGGCATAGCTTTTCTGTCTGTAAATACAGGTCTAAATTTCATTTAATCTAGAATATTAGGAGTAATACGTTCCTCTTCTAGATCTCCTTCTTCTGTTAAATCAAAATCTATTGACCCTACAAGTTTTAACCAGTAGTCTTTATGAGCATCTCTGTATTTATCAATTGCTTTTTTATCATCTTCTATAAAGCCATGTGAAGTCATTACTACTCTGCCTCTTGACTGTACTCCTCCAATGTGGTTTTTTTCTATCTGAATGTTAGTTCTTTTAGCAAATTCTACTTGAAGACCGTTCTTTACAGCTTTAATTTTAGAAGTTCCAGGATTTGTAATATTCCCAAACGTAACTACTAATGTAGCATCATACCACATAGACATTCCTCCTTTATTCTGCAACTTAGGTTGACCCATAGGATGCTCAGGCTTCATAGTCCATACTTTATTAATAGCTACTAACGTATTAGTATACGGTGCATTCTCTTTTCTTGATAATAGAATCTTTTGATTAAGATTATTACCAAATTGAGTAGACATTGCTCCTGCATTCCATTCGTTATTGTTCTTATTAGAACGAACTGATAAGTCGCAAGGAATAGAGCCGATTGAATCCCAGAAAAAACACATATCATAAGGTAAGTTACCTTTTGTTTGTTCATCTATTAAGTCAGCCATATGAACAGCTACTTCTTCAATAGTATTTAATGTACCTCTGTCTGCATATAAGAAGAAACCTTCATAATCAGTTACTACTCCGTTAGCATCTTTTACTTCTGTGAATTCCAAGCCCATTTCTTTAGCATGTTCCCATGACCATTTCATCTCTGAAATAATAAATACAGGAAGTACACCTTGCTTTTGAGCATTTACTGCTGCTTCTAGTAGTGCAGTAGTTTTACCTGTATCACTATGACCTCTTAATAGAGTAATATGCCCAGTTGGGATACCCGGTAAAGATGTTATTTCTTGAAATGCTTTTGAAAGAGGAATCCATCCCTGTTCTTTAAATTTTACTGATGCGTTAGCAAAGCCTTTTTTCTTTTTAAAGTTACCTAAATTGAAGTTACTTTTAACAGCTTTTTTAGCTTTGTCTAATGTTTCTTGTTTTTTTGCCATATCTAATTTTATATAATATAATATAATGATTTTTGTTCGTAGTACAAACTATATAAGGGTATTTTTTACCTCGTAAAGATCGTGAAAATTATGAACAACATTAGGTAATTCTTTTACCTTATTTAACTCTTCAATAAACTCATTAAATTGAGGATGTTGTTTATTGAATACTTCTTTTTTAATAAAACTTTCTTTGTCGTATGTTCCCCAGTTTATAACTCGATTAAATTTAACTTCCCATCTAGTAGGTGTCTTTCTTTTATCAAAATAAGCTTTAATTAAATTATAATAATCTTCCATCTCCTCAAAATTAGTATCTTGAGTAACAAAAGAAAAACAGTACCACTTCATAGTTGGTATCTGAGTGATAAATTCTAATCTCTCTAGTATGGTTTCCCAATTACCTCCTATACGTGTTTCGTTTTCATAGGTATGTTTAGTAGCAGCATCTATTGACAGCTCACAAGAGTTAGCAAACTTATGTATACTCTTCATTCTATCCCATAACTCTTTGGTCCATAAACTACCGTTAGTGTGTAAATGCATACTCTCTAACTTTTTATATTTATCTACCGGTAAGTCAATCATAAACTTTCTGAATGAGTTACTAAAAAATGGATCTGCTGAACCGCTTAAATAAAGTCTCTTTACAAATGGAGCTAACTCTTCATTTACCTCTTTTAACTTCTTCTCTACTAGTTTTCTGTCCTCCCCTTTGTACATTATAAAATCTAACCTACAAGTAGGGCAAGCGTAGTTGCAACTTCTATCAAATGCAAAATTTACCGTATGAGGCCCGGGCTCACTCCTTAATAACTTTATATTTTTATCAGTCTTAGGAATAAACCTTGCAGAAATCTTATTATTTTTCAACTCAGCTAAATACGGGCATTGTAATTCGTCACATTTAGAGTATGAACCGTCTAGTATGGTTTCTCTTACTTCCTCTGCTTTTTCTGATCTAAAATTACCTTTAATTCCTAATCCTTGTTCTATATCTACAGGCAACCATGAAGGACAACATAACCACTGGTCTTTGTCGTGTACTTCTGTATACCTAAAAGGTGCCGTACATATATAGTCGGATTTATTGATCATAAAACATAAAAAAAGGCCGCCGAAGCGGCCTGATTACTTACTCATTGAACAAGTCGTCAAACTTGCTAACTGTATCCTTATTTCCTGCTGCTGCAGTTTCTAATGTGAAAGGTTCTGCTGCTGCTGTTGCTGCTGGAGTACTAGTAGCTGGTGCTTCTGCGTCTCCTGAGCCTGGGTTAAGGTAATTTTGAAGTTGTTTCTTAATAAATTCGTAATCGTACTGATTATGAACTTCAATTGGATTAGGTTGTTCTTTTAACCATAAGTCAACTTGAGTATTATCAGATGATAATTCTGTTTGTTTAGGTTTAATACGAACTGATGTTTCAGGGTAAGGGTTACCTTGAGCCATTTCTACTACCATATCCCATCCTTGTAGTACGTCTGTAAAGTCCCCGATATCTTCATCTTCTGCTAAAGCAAGTAATGCTTTATAGATAGTAACACCGAATCCCCATAATCTAACTCCTTTTTCTTCTTCTCCTCTTACTACTACTGGAGCGAATACACGAGTTTTAGGGTTAAGTTTTCCTGATAGAGACCAATTGTCTTTATCGCTTGTTTTTCTAAGTTCTTTTACGAACTCCTCAATAGGGTCTTGCTTTCCGAAGTTTGATAAAGCTACCATAGGGTATTTTCCTACACCATAGTGAAACTTTAACTCTTTAAACGGAAATGCAGGATCAAAAGCAGATGGTACGATTCTAATCGTTTGCTTTCCTAGTTGGGGTTTCCAAAAAATCTTAGAGTAGTCAATTTTCTCTCTCTCTTGACCGTTAGAGTTTAAGGCATCTAGCTTAGCCTTGATTGCATTTAAATCCATATAACTTATTTTTATTAATTAAAACATTTGATATTATAAACAATATAAGAACTTAATCTCAATTATCCAACTCTATTATCCTAAAAAGTTTAGTATTTACTCTTTTTAATTCAGGACCTTTAGTTAACAGCACACAATTCTTGTAGTCTGTCCAATTTATACGGTATGAAGTATCTAAAACTCCACCGTTTAACTCCTTTATTAACGTATTTAAAGCGTTAATAGTATAAAGTGTATTTGATTCCTTCTTACGGTGTACTAGTATAGTATTATCTAAGAATGCGCCCACATTACCGAAATCAACATTATAGGTACATATATACTCGTCTTGGCTTTTTGAATATAAGACAAAGATTTTGTTATATATGATCTTGTAACGTTCTTGGATTTCTGTAAGTATCCCTTCTAAAGTATCTCCTGTAGCAAAGGTACAGAATAATTTGTTACTCATATCGTCATTTATATATAGAGGTTCGATGTCGTAATCAAATTGTGATTCTAGAGCACTTACCATTTCGTATAAATATTTGTTATTTCTATAAACATAGGTCTTTTGAAAATTTAAATTTAATCGGGTACTTTTCCCCGGTTTGTAGTATTTGTTTTATCTCCTCTAATGTGTCTATTCCGTCTTCTTTACTAAAATCAAATAATATAGAGTCATAAGTGTAGAGAACTGCTTTTGTTTTTTTATTCTGTAAATACCTGAATACTTCTTTTAATATAAGAATATTTCTTGAGGTCTCCAAGCTTTGCATCATATAGTTCATTAACTTTGCAGGATGCATTTCTTTTAATTCCTTTGTAAAGGGTTTTTTTGATACTGGGTTATGTACTACTCCTTCTTTTTCGTATGTTTCCCACATATTATCTATATACTCCTGTATACGTTTAAAGATATCTAAGTCTTTATGTTCAGGTGGAATCTTTCCATATATTGCTTGAAAGTTAATCTGTTTTGCTTCTAAGTACTGTTCATCAGAAATATCCTCTGTACCGAAGTAATGCTTTGCTAATTGCTTGTGTGCTGATTCAGCAGTTAACTCATAGTCTATCTGTTCTGAGAGTAGTCTTAAGTGGTATCCGTCGAAGTCAAACTCTATAAATGTATCGTTCTGCGGTTTAAAACACTTTCTATACTCATCT